CATTTTGTGGTAATAATTCTACCGTTGTATAATTAGTCCAATCCTCTTGGGTTCTATCAAGGGCATCTAGAGAAAATGAATATATAAAGTCATGTTGATCGTAAATGTGTAACATGTTACTTATATATTATATATATTTTGTGTTTGACCATATCCGTCACTAGAACCATCTGGGTATACAACTTCCGTGTACATACCTCTGGGGTGATGTGTGGATGTTGCAGATGTTGAATCACCACCCGTTTGTCGGGCATCAATTCTAATTCTTAAATAAGGTCTTCCCTGAATCGTTTGTATATATTTGGGATCTGGACTTGGTACATAAACTCCCGAAGCTCTTGTAAGGTACGAGGTGCTGTGAGATTGTGAAACATACGCGTGTCCATATCTTCCTTTATAACACATGGCTTGTCTCCCTAAAAATTGATATGTGCCATCACTACCATGTAAAAAAAATTTTAATCTGTTTTCATATCTACCGTCTTCTCTGTGTCCCAGATAACCCATATAAAAATCTGGGTATGCATTTGAAGTGGGATTTTTTGGTGGACATATAGGGACATATAAATTAGTTAAGTTGGTCGTATGCCCTATAGAACACATCGTGGATCCTTCCCAATTATCCGAATGTTTTCCCACAGCAGTTCCACCGTTCATAGCTAAATACATAACACGTGCTTGCCAAAACGTTAATCCGTAAATATTTGGACGCATTGCAATACCTGACGGATAGAAACTATTGTTGCCATCCGAAGTCCCACATACAGCTATATTTATATTTCTGTTGTGAGGGCTATTATTATCCTCTGTTGTTGCATACGAATACTCTTCCACTACATATTGTGGTATACTACAATTTCCCCATTCATGATAACTGTGAGATTGAGATTGTCCACCATCAGGACCTGGAAAAGGTCGTGCATCGCGGTTCGCATCAAAACTCGTCGCGTTCATATTTGTAGTTGCTACACCAAGTCTATACCAACTTGTTCTATCCTCATTCGTTACATAAACACATGCATGTTCAAATCTATCCCGTGTTATCATCTTCATAAAAAACATATGAGAACATGTTTTATTATCTATCCATCTGACTGGTAAAGAAAGCAACGCATATGAGGAAGGTTGTGCTAGATTACCATCGTTATCTCGACTCAAATTATAGAACTGAGTCATATTTTGTAAGTTCCATTTGATAGAATGAAAATGATCATTGATTGTAGTGCTCCCATAAATTCTTATTCTACCCCATGAGCTATCACTATTATAATTGTACGGTTCGTTCCTTACACCTACTGTATTGGAAAAAGTTTGATCACCCTGCCATGTATATAATGGTTCTCTACCAATAATTCCATGTACTGAACTAATTGGATTTTTATCGTAAGTGTCTAATACAGCGTTTCCATTTAGAGTTATTAAATCAGTAACGTGGAGGTCACCTGTGACAGTTACATCAGTAACGTGGAGGTTACCCGTGACAGTGACATTGCTCTCCGATGTGTCCACAAAGAGTAGAGGGTCACTCATCTACTGTTTACGGAGGTTTTTATACATTGGGTGGAGTAGGCCATACGGGATTTTCCGGATCCTCGGTTATCGAGGGTAAGTCCCTAAGGGCTTGTCGGTAATCCAACCACGCCTGTTTAATTTCGGGGGTAGGGTGTGAATAATCGGGAAATATTACAAAATCTGATTCTGTGAGTTTTTTATTTCTTTCTATCCGTAAGTATTTGAACCCCTCATTCCTATAATTTTCTTTAAATCTTTCCTCTAAAAGCTCTTTTGAAGGTTTCTCATATCCATCTGGAAATGTGAGAGTGTCCCACGATCCGCTATGTCCAAAGGATACGGGTGGATTTTCCATTACTTCTCTTACAGTATCTGCAAACACGGTGGAGTAATATGGGTGTAAAATGTATTGTTCGTTAACCATTTACTGGAGGCTTAGAAAATATAAGTTGGAAAATACATCATATTTATTGCCAATCCGTTTATGGACAAGGTTCCACCTGAAGTACGGACACGCAAACATATGGCCCGGTTACCGGCGCTCACTTTTAGGGTTCCACCCCAGTTAATATCTTGCCAACTTACACTAGAGTCTTTATATGCATGGAAATCCCCCCCGTAATTCCCCGCGCCTCCAACCGTATGGAAATCGTAAAACCCTGAAGTATCAGCCGGATCTGAATGATCTATACCTATTTTTGCATAAACCCAACGATTTCCAGCGGAATTAGTAAAGTGACCATTCATACTTAATATGACATATCCATTGTATGGAAAATTATGACTGAATGACCATAAAGTTGTATCACTGGTGCTGCTAGTGGAGTAACCCCAATTGCTTGGCGCATAAAAAATGTTTCTTTTTTGGGTTAATGCAAACTCAGCCATCCCAGAACTATTTATAGTCAATTTATCAACGTTTCCCTGGCGTATATGAACTGGACGACCTGACGCAGAATTTAACATTGTTTCTCCATTTGATTCTTGTAAAAGTGCGTATCCTCCGTTATCATTTGAATCAATATGACAGATAGCCATAGCGTCATTATGTCCACAGTATCCTACTGCCGCACGACCTAAATATGATGTCGTATTAGTATCATACCCACCACTTACCTCTGTGGTAACATGTAGGTTACCTGTGACAGTGACATTGCTCTCCGATGTGTCCACAAAGAGTAGAGGTTCACTCATCTACTGTTTACGGAGGTTTTTATTACCCACAGTGGTAAGTGCAGCCTACGAATGCTGCGACATGAACGGCGTTCGCTTCATCTGTGACATTTCCATTTGCATCTAGATATCTTGTTTTATAAGCCTTTTCAGTTTCACTCGAATCCTCCCATTGGAACTGCCCGTGTTCGTCTAAAACATTCACTATATCTTCTCTCTGTTCATACACAAAACCGTCTTTTTCTGGATCTTCCTTCACAACTTCCATCTGATCAATTCTATAGTGAACATCGTCAGCAATTTTACGCTGTGAATCGGGTAAAGTATTGTACTCTTCTTCGGTTATTTTCACGTCCCCATATAGAATCCAATAATCGACCATTTTGGGTTCTTTTTTTATTATTCGTTTCGGTTGTGTGACTGGGTTAAAATCACAATCCATGAGTATCTTTGCAACTGTGTAGTTATGTAAAATATCATCATTCTGTTTCATACCATATCCAGATACGTTCGATGTCGTGATGTAATCACCAGACTCCAAAGTACCATTGATGTTAGTTACCCATACAGCTCCCTCACCGACCGAGTTTACGTATACACGTGTATCTCCTTCTTCCTTTTGCATGTTAGAAACAAAATTACCGTGTACCTCTTTTCTCGTTTCTGGATCTTCAGTGGTTGATAAGACCCCGAAACACTTTTTGTCGTTCGCCTTGGTCGACAGGGATACGAGTGGTAAAGATTCGTTGACGGTAATGGCTTCGTTACCATATACCACACCTCCACTCATTTTAACGAACTCATTTTGATTCGCGGAGACGATTAAACCTTCCTTATCGACGAGTTGATTAGTCGGGGTATCTTTGACGAAGGTTCTGTGTTGACCTGTAAAGTTCATTCGAATATTGGCGGCATTATCTTGTATATACGCAGATTGATTATAGGACCCATTTCTAACAACACTGAAATACATATCGTTGTCAGTCGAACTTAAATTTTGATTTTGTGCACCTATCCACCACCCGTAATTTTGGGATGTATTTCCACCGTATGTTGATTGTATGAAAATGTTTTTTCTTCCATCACTTGCCGCACCGGCATCTTTACCTCGTATACCTACATACAGGGGTCCTCCTACACTGACGCTATCATCTGTGATAAATTTTCCGACCTTCATTGAGGAGAAATTACCAGACATGTTACCTTGTCCAGACGCCCCCCCGAGGAGGTGTAAATATCCGTCGTTACCCGGCGAAAGATTGTACCAATCACCTTGAGAATGTAAAAATAATCCATTTTCAGTGCCCGTACTACCAGTGTTATGGCATTTTATACTACCATAGACATGTAATTCCTTGTCGGGTGATGCCGTGCCTATACCCACGTTTCTGGTAGTATCAATTACTAATTCATTTCCAGTTCCACCTGTTCTTTCAAAATATAACTTATTATCGTCGGATTTTTGTTTAATATACCAATTAGCACTGTAACCAGCACCAAAATCAAATTTTTGGTCTCTATCAATTCCAACATCACCACCGCCAACATGCAATTTAACATTCGGAGCATTCGTGCCTACACCGACTTTACTCTCTGATGTGTCCACAAAGAGTAGAGGGTCACTCATCTACTGTTTACGGAGGTTTTTATGCATTGGGTGGAGTAGGCCATACGGGATTTTCTGGATCCTCGGTTACCGAGGGTAAGTCCCTAAGGGCTTGACGGTACACTTTCCATTCTTCTATATCTTCTTTGGGATAATCGGATAACATCATAAAATCCGATTCTGTAAGTTTTTTATTTCTCTGTTCACGAAACACTTTGTATTTGTGGGTATTCAAAAGTTCGTTATATTTGGCGTAAAATACTTCCCTGGGTGGTTTATCGTATCCTTCTTCAAATTGTATGAGATCATAATCGGGGTCCAAATAAAACTTATTGGGCATAACATTCGTGGTAGCTTGTAAAGCTCTCTGTACCATATTAAGTATAAAGGGATCGTGCATTACTATTATATGGATTTTTTTGATACTAAAAATTACGTAAAAATCGTTAAGTATACGGTGAATAAACAATGGGGTGGTTTCGTGTGGGGAACGATACACGAAGTCGCCATAGGTTATCCAGAAATACCATCTGAAACGGATAAAGAGGAATATAAACAATTTTACGATCTCATCATGAAGGTTTTACCATGTCCAATATGTAGAGAGGAACATAAAAATATTCAAGATGCACACCCTATTGATCTCACTGACAGAGATACTCTATTTAAATGGACCGTAGATATTCATAACGCCGTCAACGAGAAAACTGGGGGGTTTATATGGACTGTAGATGAAGCCAGGAAACAATGGTGTTCTACGTATCATGAGTTACGTTTCAAAAATTAATATTTGCATTCCTCCCCAATTATTTTGACACCCGACGACATTCGCACGGTTGGAACGGAATCGTATATTAGTCGTTCCAGCAGGTACTGTCCCACCGGCTGTCATACATACGGGGTTCCAACCTGTATTGTCCGCAGCTGTTAAATGACTCTGTATATGAGTAGATCCGAAATATATTTCACAATCGGATCGAGCGCCATAATTAAGTATCGTGGTTACACTTACGTATACGTACGCAGGTCTGGTTAGAACGAGACTATAAGACATAATATCACCCGCGGGTCTGGTTGGAGGACACCCCGGCACAGTATCGTCTATATGTACGATTCTGGGTGCTTTAGACATAGTGGTACCATTGATTGCGAGTTCACCATTCGCTCTCACAATGAACCTATCGTTTCCGCTGCTGACACACTGTAACAATTCAACATCACTTCGATTACCACTATTCTCAAGTTTCAAGACGTTACCGTCTCCATTTGAAGCACCATCGCGATTCGCTCTAAAATGGACCATCGGATTCGTTATGTCACCGTGTTGTGCAGCTACGTCTAAGGTGCCACCCGGACTCGCTGTGCCGACGCCTAAATTGCCACTACTATCAATTACTGCTCTAAACTCCGCCGCTGTATCATCTACAATTGAAAATACATCTGATGTATCACCACGTACCCCCACGGTGTATTTTCGGGCGTTATTTTGTATAGATACTCCAACGTTGTCTACATTCCCATTCACATGTAATTTTGCACCCGGACTCCCTGTCCCGACACCGACTTTACCCTCTGATGTGTCCACAAAGAGTAGAGGGTCACTCATCTACTGTTTAGGGAGGTTTTTTATAATTCGTCCGGTTTACTCTTTGTTATGAGCCAACTCCTTTATAGCTTCTATGAGAAGTCCTATAACGTTACCATAGGCAACACTTTTCATCCCGTCTTTATCAGTATACACGACTTCGGGTAATACCTTTTCAACCTCTTGGGCGATAACACCCGTGTGTCTACGGTCATCATGATGGTCTAATTTATTAAAAGTAACACCTGAGAGTTGTAAAACCTTTTCAAGGGCATTTGGAATTGGTTCAATATTAGTTTTCATTCTTTCGTCACTAAACATGAGAACATCACCCGAAGCTTTGACATCACCCACTACATCGAGTGTGTAAGCTGGGTCTGTTTTCCCAATCCCCACTCTTGTTGTTGAAATATCTACATATAGATTTGCCGTTCCAACTTGAAAGTCACCAGCTGTATCAGCATCCTTCTCCGCTTCCTCAACAACTATTTCCTCGTCAAAAACGGTTTGGAGTTCTGACAAAGTTGGTTTAGTAACACCAGCTGGTACAACAATACTATCGTAGGTATCACTAAAGTCAGTGTGAACTTTAAACTTAAAAAATGAAGGTACAGACGCAAACTTTCTTCTGAAAGCTCTCACAAAGGCTTTATGTTTTCTTCTTGATGTAAGAACCATCGTATACTATTAACCAATAAAATATCCACAAAAGAAATTATTATCGTCACCAAATGTTCCACCTTCCACCTGAAAAACATCCACAGTTTGACCAGTGGTTAAATAAAGTACAGCGTTAATTGTAAGTGGAATATAATTACTGGACGAAGCTGTTGAATCACATAAAGCATTTATATTTTGACGAGTACCATTGATCCTAAAATCATAAATAGTCAGATCACCTTGATAAACACCTTGTGCACTAAAGAAATAATGACCTGTATGTGGGGCAGTGTATTGTCCAGTTGATGTTGAATAACTACCAGTGTTATCTCTTATAACAGTATTGTAATCTATAATACTTGCACCTACTAAAGTACCATCGTCGAGTTGGACGGTAAAAGCTGGTATTCCCTCCTGTGTTATTAGATTTGATGTTATACTAAAAGCGTTGATTAGAGGAGAATCTATATTACTTGTCGCAATTAAAGCTTCAACATTAGCAGTTCCTGCTACATCAAGGGTATGGGCGGGTAAACGTGTATGTACACCAATATTACCAAGTGTTATAAGACTCGTAACTGGATTTGTAAACTGTACTATATTTGATGTTATATTTGACACATTAATAACGTTATCCCAACTTGTACCAGCTGTTATTACGATCGTATCAAAAATTAAATTTGAACACTCAATATTAGTGGCAAAAATATTACCCGTTACGTGTAAATTGGCGTCGGGAGAATCAGTTGATATACCAACAAAACCATTCAACTTATTGTAAGTAAGCAGGTTTGCGCTTGTAGTCCACGGGGAACCTTCAAATAGGGCATCACCGTTATAAAAATCACCCGAAAAGTTAATGTCACCCACGACATCCAAACTGTAACCCGGGTTTGTTTTTCCAATGCCAACTCGATTTGCTACGGAATCTACATGCAAGGTGGTTGTATCCACTGTAAGATTTGATGTAATGAATGTATTTCCTGTGACATGTAAGGTTGCATCGGGTGTAATTTCACCAATACCTACAAATCCATTTGTGTAACTGAGTGCAGTGGGAGACGATTCAATCTCCCACGGTGAACTAATAAATTGAGAGCCACCTTCATATAGGTCCCCACTGAAGTTAATGTCACCGTTAATATCTAGGGTGAAACCCGGGTTGGTTTTTCCAATACCCACCCTATTTGACACTGAATCTACGTGCAAGGTGGTTGTATCCACATTCAAGTTTGAACCTATGTATACATCATTACCGACGTGAACATTATTAGCCACACCGACACCACCTGCAACTTGTAGAGCACCTGATATTGTATTTGCAGATATAGTTGTATCTGTGATGTTGACACTTCCCGATGACATATCGGCTGCAAAGATGGTCTTTTCAACACCGAGACCACCTACAACCTTCAAAGCACCACTTGTTGTTGTGGTAGCATCTGTAGCGTCCCAAATCTTACCTGTACCACCGACATTTAAGTTTAGTTCAATACCGGCACCACCACTTTGAACTATGAGAGCACCCGTATCTTTATCGGTAGAATTTGTGTTATTTGTGATATTAACACTTTCAAAAGTTGTATCGGCGGCATGTATACTCTTAACAACACCGAGTCCACCCAAAACTTGTAAAGCACCACTTGTTGTCGTGGTAGCATCTGTCTCATCCCAAATCTTACCCGTACCACCGACATTCAAGTTTAGTTCAATACCGGCACCACCACTTTGAACTATGAGAGCACCCGTATCTTTATCGGTAGAATTTGTGTTATCTGTGATGTTGACACTTCCTGATGACATGTCAGCCGCAAAGATGGTCTTTTCAACACCGAGACCACCCGCAACCTTCAAAGCACCTGTAATTGTATCAGTTGCATCTACACTATTTGTCACAGTTACACTATCAGCCTCTACATTCTCAAGATTAGCATCTGTAGCATGAAGATCCCCTTGAATACCCACACCACCTGCAACTCGGATGGCACCTGTTGTCTTTGAAGTAGTTGCAGTTGTGGCACCGATAATAACATTAGAATCTGTGGAAATATTTGAAGTTACATGGGCATTACCAGTTACATATAGTTTTGAGTCTGGAACGTTGTCATTCTCACCATCTCCAATTCCAATACCGAGACCACCATCAACGATGTAGACATTTCCATATTCAACTGTCACAGTGTTTTGTGTGATGAGATGTCCCCAAACATTCGCAGTTATATGATCTTCTCCATTCCATTCTACGTGATCCTCTGTGTACCCTGCATCTGTATAACCTATAGAAAAGTGGTCATGAGGATTAGTATGGTGACCAACGAATATATTCTTACCGGGGTGTTCCATGAGAATACCAATATCCAGTGAAGTAGATGCATTATTATTAGCTAAATCAAGGATACGGTCAGTTATAATCACGTCATTTGATGTAAGTGCAAATGTATTACCTACTACAGAAATATTACCCGTAATTTCCACATTTGCTGCAATTATAATTGAACCATCATCATTTTGAGTAATGAGAGAATCAACAAGTTTCTTAGTTGCATCTGTAAGGGGTACTGTACCTGTTGACATGTTCAACGTTTGCACACTGTCTAGAGTTGTATCAGCTGCATAGAGAGTACCTTGAATACCTGTACCACCAGTCACTTGGAGAGCACCACTAGTCTTTGAGACAGATGTAGTTGAGTCTGAAATATGGGTAGATGTAGTCACAAGGGCACCTACGTTAGCTGTACCCCTAACATCAAAAGTATTAGAAGTAGCAGAAGTACCCACTCCTATGTGGGACGTCGCGAAGACATTTGTAGAGTGGATGTTGGACTCAACACCCAAACCACCTTGAGTTATAACCACAACTCCGGTATCTTTGGAAGTAGATTGAGTTGCATCTGTCACCGTAAGGTTATCAGCCTCAACACCCTCAAGATTTGCATGTGTAGCGTGAATATCTCCTTGAATGCCTACACCACCAGTAACTTGTAGAGCACCAGTGGTTTTAGAAGTAGAAGCTGCGGTACCAGTAATAAGAACATTAGAAGCTGTGCTAATATTTGAAGTCACGTAGACATTACCAAGAATATCGAGAGTGGATTTTGGTGTTATTGTCCCCAAACCCACTCGATTAGTTTCTGTATCTACATGGAGTGTTGTAGAATCAATCGTGACATTTCCTGTGATATAAGTATCACCCAAAACTTCTAGGTCCTTATCGGCATAGATATTTCCTGTGACAGTGAGTTCTTCGGTAATTGAAATATTACCAGATACGTATGCGTTACCTGTTAATGTGAAATCCTTGTAGGCTACAACATTTCCCGTGATATAAGTATTACCCAAAACTTCTAGGTCCTTATCTGCGTAGACATTGTTACTAATTGTCAATTCTTCTATGATGGAAACATTTCCATCCACGTAGACGTTACCCATAACTTCGAGATCCTTATCGGCGTAGACGTTATTACTAATTGTCAATTCTTCTATGATGGAAACATTCCCGGTAACATATGCATTACCAGTTAGGGTGAAGTCCTTATAGGCTACCACATTTCCATCGACATATACGTTACCCATAACTTCAAGATCTTTGTCAGCGTACACGTTGTTGCTAACAGTTAATTCTTCCGTAATGGAAACATTCCCAGTTACATAGGCGTTTCCATCCACGAGAACATCTTCATGTGCATAAATATTGGCATCCACGTGGGTTAAACCGTAGACGTGTACATTAATATCTTCATCCATCTTCGGAGTAAATGTCTTATCAGTTGGTTTTGCAGTGGTGTAAGCTAACGCAAACTCATCAGTACCTTCCCTATAACCTATGACTACGTTTGATAATGCATCTGGGCGATGCATCAAAATACCTAAATCAAGGGTTGTATCACCAGAACTATTATTCGCACCGAGTTCAACGAACGCATCTCTAATTGAAGTATTTTCTGTGTAGATCACGGTAGTTTCACCATTAACCCTAAGATTACCGTCAATGACAAGGCTATCTAAAATGGCAACATTACCTGAAACGACAAGGACATTCGAACCCGAGTCATTCACATATAAATTTGAACCAACTGAAAGTGTGTGTTGAGGGTTCATATTCGCCACACCCACATTTCCTTCTGCAACTAAGGATGTATTGTTCTCAAGTTCACTTTTGATCAAAAACTGAACTGTATTCGCTGTGTTGTTAGAACGAGACACGGCAAGATCGAGAGTAGCACCACCAACCAATGCATTTGCAGACTCACCGGATTCGGTAATCTCCTTTGACTCCTTGTCATACATAAGAAGTACAATTGAGGGAGATGTGAAATCTGGTTTATTCCTAATGGGTGATAAGTATACTGCATTACTGAAAGGTGTTGTAACATCTACAT